ACTTGTAATAGACGAATACTTCGTTAATGGATTCAATGGGGTGAAAGCCTACCAAAAAATATATCCAGATTCAACATACAATACTGCCGATAAAGGTTTTAGGGATATCCACGAAAATCCACGAATAGAGGAGTATCTACAAGAAAAGCATAAAGAGGCACAGACAGCACTAAAAACCTCCCACGCTGAACTATTAAGGGAAATTGAAAACTGGGCCTATTCGGATATTACCGAAACTTTAGAATTGGATATAGAAGAAGTAAGGCAGTTACCTCCTGAAGTTCGCAGATTGATCACTTCCTATAAAAAATCAGAAACCAGGTTTGGTAAGGATAACGAAAACATCAAAACAACCATAGAGTTAAAGTTCGTATCAAAGGAAAAAGCCATGGAAATGATCCACAAACATACTGGCTTCTATGCAATAGATAATTATCAAAAAAACCAACCTCTTTCCAGAACCGATAGAAAAAGACGTATCGAACAGCTTTTAAGAAAGGCCAATGCTGACTGATGATGAAATACTTGAACTTGAAAGGCTTTGGCATGAAGAGGAAATAGATGTTTTAAAAGATGGATTGACCAACTTCGACGAAAACACTTCACCTAATTATCAATTCCTTTATGATTCCCTTCATTCCCAAAAATGGGGATTTGACCAAAACGGAAAACCTAAACTACTTAAAGGTTATGCCGGATGCGTTTTGCAAGGCTCCAGTAGATCCACGAAAACTTGGTCGGGAATATTCTTTATCATTTATTTATGTACCGTAAAGCACCCAGACGGTGTAACAATAAATATTTATAGGGAAACTTATAACGAGTTTAAAACAACGCTGTACGACGACTTTAAGCGCATTCTGGATATGTTCGGGCTTCCAAATAAGTTCCACGAGGCGCAAGAGGTCAAAAGCTTCAAGATAGGTAAATCAACCATACACTTCTTGGGCGACGGAAAGCATGGTGGTGGTTGTGATTATGCTTTCTTTAACGAAGTAATGCATATATCTAAAAGCGTGTTCGACCAAGTTACAATGCGTTGCAGGATATTCTGGTGGATGGACTATAACCCAAGTTTTACTGAACATTGGGTGTTTGATAACGTAATGCCCAATCCACAAGTGGGATTCCTTCACACTACTTTTAAGGACAATAAATTCATAAGCCCACAGGAGTACAATAAGATTATCGGTTATGAGCCGTTTATGCCAGGTTCTTACATTGTAATAGACGACGAACTTTATTATAACAATAAACCAGTAAGTGAAAAGAACCAACCACCACCGCACCCGGAAAACGTAAAGAACGGAACCGCTGATGAGTTTATGTGGCGTGTTTATGGGCTTGGTTTGAAAGGTTCAATGAAAGGGGTGATATTTCAGCGTATTGTTTGGATAGATGAGTTTCCTAAAGACGTGGCATACATCTATGGCAATGATTTTGGATTCACCGCAGATCCCAATAGTTTGGTCAGGTATTCAGAGGATAAAAACAACATCTATATTGAACTACTGGCATACCATAGCATTGAGACCCCAGAGGAATTAGGTAATGAACTTCTTGCAAATGGTGTTGAGCAGGATTTACCAATTGCCTGTGATTCTTCGGATAAGTACACGGGAGAGAACAAAGGAACAGTTGAAATGGTACGGGGAATATTTGACTTGGGATGGATTGGCGCGTTCAAGGTAAGCAAGACCAAGGGGATAACCTTTTGGTTGCTATCCATGAAGAACAAAAAAATCCACGTGGTAAAGAATGAACTATGGAAATACGTAAAAAAAGAGCGTGAGAATTACAAATGGAAGGAAATAAACGGGATAATGATAAACCAGCCAATTGACAAGCATAATCATTTTTGGGATTCCGCCAGATATGCTCACATGGCTTGGAACGATGGAACGGATGTTGAAGTGGAATGGGATTAAGGAGCAGACATACAACCTTGCTCGAACGCCATTTGTCTCCAACTGGACCAATCATTCTCTGAAATATACCTAACACCGTTGCGTGTCTCTATACCACCATTGTTTTCAAGGCTTTTCTCCAATGCACCGCATATCTTAAGTGTTACCTGCCTATAAGCATCCTCACTAAAGTCAAGTGCCATCATATTTTCACATTGACAACTATCCTCCCTATCACCCTTTGAGCATCCAGCAACAAGCAGCGCAATAATAAATAATCGTTTCATTTGGTAGTGTTTGGTTTAAATGTATGGAAAACCTGGTTTTGATGCAAGGGTAAATGTTAAGATTACAAACTATTATACATTTATTTGTAAAAATACTTGCGTAATACAAAATAGTGTGTTATATTTGTAGTGTAACAAAAAAACAATAAGCCATGATAACCGTATCACTTCAAGATCTACAAGCGACAAAAGAAATATTTAACAGGGCAACTAAAGAATTAGAAAAAGGTGCGGACTATTCTGGTTACGTAACTGTTTATTCTGAAATAGCTGAAAAAAGAAGTTCTATTATAGAGGCGGAAGCTGTTAAAAATGTTAGAATTATGGCGATGTTATTAAAAGTTGAATATAACACAGTGATAGATATGATTTGGGATGTTGATTTTGCCAAGAAAATTTTAGAAGAAAAAAACTAACAATGTACATCTACCACAACAAAACAATAGACGAGTACTATTCTTTCAGTAATTTAAGGGCGTTGTGCGAGGCCACCGGAATAAACGAGAACAAACTGTACAACATATTCAGTAGGAAGAAATTGATGCGTTACGATGGCGATGGTTATGTGGTTGTAAAATGTAAGTGAATTTATTTATAAATTGAAGTTTAGATGAATATTTTTAAAAGGGCTTTAAATTCAGCACATGAATTAATACATAATATTTTTGGTCGTGGTATATACGTTCCATTGTTTCTTGAAAAAGAACCTATAAAAATCGAAAAGGCTGTTTTTATGGATAAAGATGGCAATTGTGTTTTAGTAGGTTTCAATGATGCTGAAAAGAAACTTTTTGAAGATGATTTTGAAACGTTCAGTGATCTGTATATGACAACTAGAGGGTATATTAATTTTAATAAGTAATTATGAAAAAAGATATAAAACCATGTCCATTTTGCGGTGGAAACAATCTTTCATTTAAGTACCAAATAAATTATGGTCATGGCGACAGTGGTTTTTCAATGGCAAGAATTGAATGTAATGACTGTTCTGGAGCAAAAGGAAATAGAAGTGATTATGGTAGGCCGACAGACGATGATGAGCGTAAAGCTTGGGATATTTGGAATGAAAGAGATTAAAAAGAATAATATGAATCATATTGAAAAATGCTTACTAGAACTAGGCGTTATCAACGGATATAAGTGTATGGTCGTCAATCACATTGAAAATGCAGATAAACGAAACCAAAAAGAATCATACGGTATTCTGTACCACAAAACCGAAAAGGATTACACATATATTCCGCTTGAAAACATAATTGCACAAAACCATAAACAATAAATCCATAAGCCATTCTAATTCATAATAATTAAAATAAAAATATAACATTTTGTTATAAATAAAACATTTTTTACTATCTTTGAAATGTCCATCTAGTATTCCTTAACGGGAGTTACAAGATGGGCGTTTTATTAGATGGACAATTTAAAACCCTGTTTGACCCCGTAAGGTCTATATAACAGGGTTTTTTAATGGAAGTCGATTTCATAAGGCAACGTAAGGGTAAGGATGGATTGGAACTGGCAGCTAGGCAGCAGGCCCAGTTGTCATACTTCACCCGTAGTTCCATACAAAAGGAGGTCAATATTGAATACCTAAAGCAATGGGCCAACCGCAACTATATCGGCAACGACCATTTCTTGAATTGGGTAAAGGCGGTGTTCAAGACTGAAAACTTTCTAGCTTTCTACAAATACTTCCGTCACCCATTACCATCAGCAAACCTTGTCCAGAATAGGATAAAAGAATCATTGAGCCGCGTTTTCCATGCGGAGGATTCCAGGTTCAATTATCTCATAAAAGGAAATCCAGAGGAAGCCCCAGAGGAATTAAGTTCTGATAAATTCGACGAAAAGATATTCAATGCACTTTTATTCGAGCATAACGCAATCCTTATAAATGACCTAGAGGATATAAATAAGCCTTACCGTGAATTGGTTTCCATTGAAAAGGTGGTGGCCATTGATAGTAAGGATGGTGAAATCAAAAAAATAGCGTACAGGGCAATAGTTGATGTTGAGGGCAGGAAAGT